TTATGATAAATCAACGCTTGTCGGCCATTGAACATTAGGAGCCATTGATATATCAATATTTTCAACCTCATCGATATAATCCAATGTGATATTTAATTTTTCTGTTTCACTTTCACTCAATCTACGGCCAGACTGTAGCTTTAGTTGAATAACACTTATCTGCGAAAGGGCGTTTGCAATAAGTTCTTTTTTAGTAGACCCAGCTTTTTCGATGTATTCTTCAGAGGAATATTCTCGTGGCTTGATTCCCCCCCCCACATATACCCACTCATGTAAAACATTTAATCCATCAGGGACTTTTCTTGAATCAATCTCAGCAACCGCACAGTTTATAGGGTTCAGGAGAGTGGCATCATAGGAGAACATCGTAATGATATTTTCAATATCAAAACACACTTTCAAAGTATCTGTTTTAAACTGATATTGTACCTCGTGCCATAACTCGCCCTCTTTCGTGCGCAGAAAAATGATATCCATACCAGTATTTTCTTTAATAAACACAGCGTCATCAATCAGCTTTTTTTTCTACGGGTTCATAAGGGCGAAAAATACCAGTGCATTTCATTATACAACTCCTGCATTATACCAAGTGCCATTTAAATTATATTGTGCATAGCGATAGTTCGCAGCCGTCCAGTCAGTCCTTTGTGCAATACCTGTTACAACTGCACCATTAGGTGCATTTGCATAAGCCGCCCCTCCATTATTATTTGTTACGTTAGCCTGGGCGCCTAGTCGCCAACCTTGCAAAAATCGCGCATTTGATTCGGCCTTCGTATACGCCTCTCCTGCCGGAGTATAGTTCCCCGTAGACTGGAAGCGCCCATCACTCTCTGCTTTTGTGTAAGCCTGGCCAGCTGGCGTGTAGTTACCTTTTGCCTGGTAGCGGGCATCAAAGTTCGCATAGTTGCCTGGAATGATTTGCTCTTTCATTTCCAGACGACCAGTTCGAACATTAATATAGCCCGTAATGCCTAGCTCACCGCTGCTCGGGTAATTGCTATAAAAACCGATGCCATACCAGCTTTCCAGCAATAAGTTTGCGCCGCTGAACGAAGCTGCATCACTGCCGTAATTAATCCCGGCAAGGTATTCCGCGTTCTGAAGCCGTAGTCCCTGGCTAAACTGGACCTGCCTCTGAAAAACACCGCCCTGCGATGCAGATACAGCGTCAACATCAGAAGCCGCGGGTTTATTCGACTCAGTGTAATATTGTGTCCATGAGGCTGTTTTATTTTCAGTATTAACCATCCCTGTATAAGTTTGCGCTGAGCTGCGAAGGGTCACCCAGTACTGATTGGTATAGATACTGTCTACTTCCACAGAGAATCGGGTATTGCCAGAATTTGCAGGCATCCCCTGTGTCGCAGATGCTCCTGCACCGACACCCAGAGCTGAGTATTTAGCGGCACAGGTGATATCAAATATTGAACCCAGTAATGCCAACCCGCTAGCTGCCCCCTGACCGAAGTCCCCAACCTTTAACACCCTGCCTGCCGTTGTGTCATAGGTCGATGTCGTGACATCCCTTGTCGCTGCTGTTTTAAGCTCCAGTGCATCTCGTGCTTTTACTTTATCGGGGACGTCAGTCAGGTTGCTGCTTTTCAGTAAGCGTGAGCTTGCATTATCATTCGCCGCTTTTGCCGCTTTGTTTGCCGTATCAGCAAGATCATATGCGGCCTTGACGGCTTTTGGTGTTGCTCCCAGCGCTTCTGATGTGCTGTTTGTTGCGCTGCTGAGCTGTACAAGACCTTTGTGGGAGATTGTCGCGTCCACAACTTCCAGCACCTCACGCGCACTTTTCTGCGCAGCCTGTCCCTTCGCGGCTATCTCAGAGAGATTTTTATCGATCCGCAGGAATAATCCATCCCCCGTAGCCATCTTCAGCTCAATGTTTGCAGTTTCGGAGACTGCAAGGCGGTATTGCAGGTTAACGCTGACACCGTTTTCCGGCTTCTCGATGGCCGCACAGTTCGCAACGGAATACAGTTCCCCTGCATCGGTCAGCAGCCCGACTTCCCTCACCACGAACCCGCCCACTCCTGCCGCTAATACCAACTGAGCAATGAACTGGTTCGCCTGGTCTGGCGAAACCTGCAGCGCCGATATCGCATTGTGATAGACTTCACGGACCAGTTTCGTCTGTGCCGGCTCCGGCTTAACAGGCTGGCCGTTCCCGTCGCCCACCACAAAATCTTTAATAATGACGGGCTTCCCGGTCGCAGAGGACTGCGCCTCCAGCTCCTTGCCCCGGTTGGTCAGAATGCTGTAATACTTCTCAGCCATGATTAAACTCCTGCCTCAATATCGACATCAATCCAGGCGGTGATAGCACCGCCAGCGTAATAGGTTCCCTTCGCGCCCAGGTCGGCGATCACATCAATGGTGGTCAGCAGGCTGCGGAGGTTTTTAGCTTTATCCACCTGACGGCGTATGCGCTGATACAACGCCTCATCAATGGCCTGAAGACTGTAGACCTCCACCCGGAATGTATACGGGGGCTTGCGGGGCTCATCCTCCCACCACTCCACGACGGTTGTCGGCAGGCTGACGGCACTCAGTGACCGTCTGACCGCGCCGGCGGTACCGCGGTGCTGATGGACGTACGCAGCATCCTTAATCACCTGCCGTTTTTCTTCCTCCGTCCAGGCGTCTTCCCATGAATCCACCGCAAATTCCCAGGCCAGCCAGGGCAGCAAATATGCGGGGCAGGTATCAGGATTTTTCACCTTCCGGACCATGGAAGTATCCAGCCCCGCGATCTGCTCCGTGCTGGCTTGCTCCAGCGCCCGTTCCGGGTGAATGGCTGAAGGGGGAAGGAGGGATCGAAATTTATCCACCGGAGCCTCCTTTGCGGGTGACGTTTATCGCACTGCACCAGGGAGCCTGGCCTGCAGCAGCTTCCAGATCAGCCGTCGGGCTGATCAATTTGACTCGGGATACGCCAGGCTGCTGCAGGGAGGCGTATATCGCAGAGAGAGGTACGATGGCGTTAATGCGATGGGATAACTGCGTATAGCTTGTCAGCGTGCTGATGGCGTTCTCCAGCACCGTCTGCGCATCCGGCCCGTCAGGAATATCGAGTTCAGCCGTGACGGCATAGCTTGCAACAGTGGCACTTTTCACGCTCACAAAATCGGTCAGTGGCCTGACTTCATCGGCACTCAGGGTGTTCATCACGGTTTCGATCAGGATAATCCCGGCCTCACCATTGCCCGTTCGCGACAGCACATACACATCCACTTCACCGGGTCGGTTATGAGTCTCCGGGCCGTAGGCATCCGCATCTAGCACATCGTTATCAGCCGATTTGGCATGAAAGCGGTATGCATTGCGCGCGCCGGCAGTGTTCAGCTGCGCCCACGAAAGCTGGATGCGCTCGCGAAAAGCGTCATCACTTTCATAGATAGGTTCGACGGGCGGTACTGCATCCGGATCGCCGGGGTCAATCACCAGGCGGGAAACGTTGAAGGCCGCCCCCAGCTGGTCGAGATCGTCCCCTCTGGCGCTGGCAAGAAAGACCGCCCTTACCGCATCGTTGATACGCTAAAACGCCAGCGTCAGCTGATAGGCGTTAATTTCCCCCTGTTTATACGCCGGGTCTGATTCGACCAGGGCGTCGAATTCCGGATCCAGCTCGCGCAGGCGCGCCAGCCAGCGGGTAAAAATATCGGCGGCATCCGGTACCACAATCGCATCCGGTACCGCCAGCGCGGACAGGTTAATTACGTCGTAACTGCTTGCCATAAATCTGTATGCCTCCGGTGCTGACGGGAAGATTATTCTCTTTGTTGATCCCCTCGATATCGACGACACACCCTGTTTCATCGGCCGGGAAAGTGACCATCACACGCGTGACCCGCAACCGGGGCTCCCAGCGTGCCAGGGCTGAGGCCGTGGCCGCGATAATCCGCAACCGGGTGAGATCGTCGCGAGGGTTGTCCACCAGCGAAAACAGGTCACTGCCGTAATCACGCACCAGAACGCGGCTGCCGAGCGGCGTGGAGAGGATATCGCTGACGGATTGGCGCAAATGATCGCTGCCGGACAGGCGTTTACCGGTCCGGCTGTTTACACCGTTCATACGCCGCCGCGCTCAATTGGCATTTTGAGAAATATGGCGAGCATGGTCGCAGTGACAAACCGACGTTTTACACCATCAAGGTCCGAGGAAGAAAAATCACTGTTGAGGTAGTAAACCGACCACGTAGTTATGTGGCCACGGCAATGACCCGCGCACGGCATCTACAATGTCTGCCGGGACTTGACCGGTGATTTTTAACAATCAACAAACTATCTGCCGCCGCGTTATTGTGGCGGCGTCATGGAGTTAAGC